CAATGTCGAGGGTGTCTGCCGCAGCGTAGACCTTACCTGTCCCTACGGAGGCTGCTCCACTCCCCGGTGTAGGGGCTTTGTATGTGATGGTGGATGCATGAGCTGCATCAACTTGAGTCGCTGTCATGAACAAGTCAGCGTCACTGTCATCCCCAACTTTGTAGGTCAGAGAAGTTGATGAAGGGCTCACGAACTCTTCTGCCAGTATGTGGCAGCCAGCCTTGACCCAGCTTCCTGCCGGGAGGTTAACTGTTAGAGTCTGAGTGGTTGCTGCTGCGGTCAGGTCTTCGTGAGTGATCACAACTTCGTAAGTTGCACTCATCTCAGCCTGTGCTTCTGTTGGTAACTTATTGATAAGCATAATATCTATTCCTTTCTCAAATTAAGCAGGAGGGTTGAACTGTGCCAATCCGATTGGGTTACGGCACTGTAGTGCTGTTCGAGCTTCGATCATGAACCGCTCGCCGCCGCCTTGATCTTCAAAGCGTTCCACGGTTGGGTTCTTGTTCATTCGCATATCGATCTTATCCATATCGAGTAGGTAACCTCTTCCAGCAGTTTGACTTGTTCCAGCGGAATTGTAACCGATGAAGTTATCAGCGATGACCTCAACTGTTCCGAAGTCGCCCTCAAAGATGGTGGTGCTGTTGCTGACCTTCTTAGCGTCTCCCGCAAAATCAAAGTTGCGTGAGCTGTAGCCTGCGGTTGCGATTGTGCGAGTGAAGTCCGTGAAGGCTCTACGCAATGTGGCATCACAGAACAACTTGTAGTCGCCCATCATTCCGGTCGAAGACCAAATGCTCTGGAGGACTGACTGAATGCTGGTCTCTGTGAGAGATGCTGTACCAGTTGTTATGTATTGACCTGCGGCAGGGCGGTAGTCAGCAGGAACCTGATGAGTTACCTGTGCGCCGATGTTTGCAGTGTCGCGGATCCATACACCGAGTCCTCGCAAGAGGTAAGGGTTGGTTCCGTCATCAGCCTGATGCTCCTGATCACTCAGGCAGGTTGATTCAATGTTACGCAGCAATTCAACGCCTACTTTGGCGATAGCTTCTGCGATCTCGTCCGATACACCAGCAACGTCTGAGACTTCCTGTGCAAGTCTTGATACCTTAGCAGTCTTGCGGAATGTCTGCAGGTAAGAGCTCAGGAGAGCTCGGTTTTCTGCAGGGTTGCCGTAGGTGCTAACGTCTGTTCCGTCAACCACACCACCCAATTGAGGTGCATCGTAGTTATCGACGGGCCACTCAATGTATGTGTTACGTGGAGTAGCTCCCTTGTTGACGAGGCTCATAAAAGGCGTTGCCTTCTCATCGACTCGTGTCAGCAAATCGAGCAAATCTTCTCGTTTTGCAACCTGATTAATTTCAAATAATCCAGCCATAATCTAATTCCTAGTTTGTTGTCATAGCAGCTTTGATAAAGTCTTTTAGACCATCCCTCGATCCGGTTTTAAATACCTGAGACTTTGCGGATTCAGCTCTTTTGACAGCATCAGAGACCGAGGCCTTCTGTGCTGCTGGTGCGCCGGGTTGTGGTGTAGGATCAGGAGTCTTAGCTTTTGCAGGCTGCTTCTTTTGCGCCTGCTCTTGCTCAATATAAAAACCAACCAGTGCTCTCGCTAGATACAGGTCTACGTCTGGTAGATTCTGTATGCCCGGGTTAGCTTCCTTAACCTGTTCAACCCACGCCCGTGCAGGGCTTTTCTCCTCTCTCAACCACGGATACTTCTGTGCAGCAAATTCAAAGCTTTGAGCGTTCTGTATGATCTGTTTTCGCCGTTTCGGGATGTCTGACTCCCTACTCCACTCGGCATTAAGCGCGAGGTCCTCGAGCCACGCTTCAGGGTCTTCTGGGACACTCTGTATGCGGTTCTCAATCTCTCGCTCGACTTGATCTGGATCTCGCCTGTATCTGGCGAGTGCTCGTTTAGCCCAACGCTCTGCGGCCAGTGCCTCGTCCTCAAGTTTCTCAAGGTCTGACTCTGACTGAGCATTCAGGACTAGCTCCGATATGTTGCTATCGCTGTCCGTTTGCTGAGTTTTCTTTGTTTCCAGCTTCAGCTTGCTCGTAGTTTCCTCGAGCTCTTGCATCCGCTCTTCCAGCTCCTTCTTTTGGGCTGTCAAACGGTTTATGCGTTTCTGGTATCCAATGTGCTCAGGAGGCTCCGTATCGTCCTGTGTCTGCTCTGGCTCAGGCTGCTGCTCTGGCTCAGGTTCAGGCTCAGGAACGGGTGGTTCCTCATTTACAGGTGCAGTCTCCGTCTGGGGACTCAAGCTGTCCTTGAGTGCATCACGCAGTGCTTCCATCCCGCCAACTTCTATTGCTTCCTCCGAGGGCTGGCTGGCCTCGGCTGTAGTTTCGGATTTAGACATGCTGTTTTTGACGGCTGCAAGTGGCCGTAATCAGGGCTGTAGTAATCCCGCCCAGTAGGATTTCATTAAAGTTAGACTCGCCTAACATTCTCTGTCAACCCTAACAAACAAATAAGCCTAGGCCACAAAAAGTGACAGCGGCTTATTTTGTGGACCCCTTAGGTATCTGAGGGGGCTACACGAATTGTATTGACAGTTAAGCAGTCTCCTTAGCTGTTAAGCGGAGGTATGAGAGGTATCTATTTTGAGTTTCCAGCAGAAATAATCTGCTTAGAGTATGTCGATTTTACCCAGCAAACCTGAAAAACATACCTCTCATACCTCCGGTTCTGAAAATAATTGAAAATAGTTGTTGCAATGATACGCAGCGTAGCGTATAAGTATAAGTGTCAGGCGGGAGTCAACCCTCTAATTGAAGAATAAGAACAGAAAGATTAAAATGAAAAACACAGAAGGAAGAAACGAGCAAGCTAGGCTGATCCGGCTCCACCGGAAAAACGGAGCCAAAGTCATACAGTTATGGGCAGGTGATTACCTGCCAGACGGATTCAGATACCTGTGCGGCAGGACATATACAAATGCGCCAAAAAAATCATACGCTAATTTTTTAGCATAACCGAAAACAAGGGGGCTTCGGCCCCCCAACCTTAAAAACAAAATAACTATGAAAAATAAGAAAAATAAACCACTGAAATTCAAGCAGGTAAGAATCAATTACGGCGACTACACAAAGCTCGTCCTAGTAGTAGACAAGGAGGCGAAATGAGGATTCTTAAGATTCGACCTGTTAAGCAGGTCGCAGGAGACTACAACTCCTTCTGCGGCCCTTCAGCAATATCTGCCGTCACGGGCATGTCAGGAGGAGAGGCTGCGAGGATTATTCGGCATCTGACTGGGTCAAGGTGCGTCAAGGGTGTCTACGTGTCAGACATGCGGATGGCCCTTGAATACTGCGGCATCTTTGCCGCCCCAACGAGGCTTCCTAAAGAGAAACCCACGCTGACGCAGTGGCTGAAGTTTAGCCGTCCTTACCGAGACTCAAAGCGGGTCTGGCTCGTTGTGGCAGGCAATCACTATCAAGTGATTCAGGGCCGCAGGTATGTGTGTGGCCTTACAAGGGAAATAGTGTCAATCAGGGATCCGAAGGTCAAGCGCAGGGCGAGGGTCTCAAGCGTGTACGAGCTCAGGACGTTCGATGATAAAGGCGTCAGGACTCCGTGGTTCGCCAAGAAGCCTCCTACAAGGGATACATTCAGGCAAGCTAGGGTCGCCTGCGCTAAGAAGTTCTCGGAGCTCGAGAAGCTGGGCGTCAAGCTTGTCAAATGGGATAAATCGCTCGCGTGGCCGCAGCCCGGTTACCTCGAAGTGGATACCACCGGGGATGTTTCCGAGGTATGGGGCTGTGTCGCAGACTACATTGATGATGGAATGGTGGAGGGATTCTGGAACTGGGACGAAGCAAATCGAGAAGTTGACTGCTTCTTGAGTCACGTGAAAGAAAAGATTAAATAATACTTGCACTATACTCAAAGTAGAGTATTCTACTTGTGTCAGGGGGGAATAAACTCCCCTGACTGAAGAATAGAAAGAAAAATAAAATGCATAAATTCGAAAAAGCTGGATTTGTAGGACCATTTAAATTGGAAGCAATTGTGTCCTTACCCTCCCCCTCAATTGGCGAGGCTAATCCCGGGGCGTTCCAGTCTGAGTTGAAAAGTTCATTTGAGGTTGCGGGTAAATTTGGGGTGGGACTGGGGTCTTGCGATGTGTGCGGTCAGTCACTGGCCCACAACGCAATCGTAAGTTGCGATGGAGGAAGTTTCACGGTTGGTCTGGACTGCGCTCAACACATTGGAGATCCTTGTTTGGCTGATGTCGCAAAAGTTGAGCAAGCAAACATTGTCCGCGAGCAAGGCCGAATTCGCCGCGAAGCCAAGCGGGAGGCAAAGCGTCAAGTGTGGCTCAATTCAAAAACTTCGACCGGTGAAACTAACCAAGAAAAACTTGACCGGGAAGCAGCCGAGCGACGAGCAAAGCGTGAGGCAATCGAAAAACGAGAAGAGGCAAGAAAAGAAATTCTTGAGCCCATCGCAAAAGTTCTTGAAGACGGTAAAAACGGTTTTAGGGATTCAGTGGCAAAGGGGCTTCGCAGAGGAGTTGCCCCATCGGGCAATGGGTTGTTCATTGCGTGTGAGATTTTCGGGAAAGCTTCTGGTCGCCGTGGCAGCGCCAAATTCAACGAGGCATTTGCGTTGGCAGAAAACATTTTTGCAGAAGCAAAAAACATCTAACCCCAACTGGGGGGCTTCGGCCCCCTTACATTATACTATTATGTTTTACGCTAACAATTGGCACTACAGAGAGCTGGCAGACTTCTACCCGCAGGGCTGGCTTGATGACTGCGTTGAGAAGAGGGATATACCTAAAGTAATCTATCCCGAATCTAACGAAACAGTATCTGATTTTATAGAGCAATATCTGGATACTCCTCCAGATATTAAGGTCAACGATCTCAGTGGATGGAATGACGATATGGTTAAATTGGCTTTATGCGCTCGCAGAATGTTTAGAAAGAAGAAAATCTGGTGATTAAATATATTCTAATACTAACCGCCTCTCTCCAGCTTAATGCTGGGGTAGTAGCTCTCACACTTCTCGCAGAGGCTCGTGGAGAGGGTAGGGACGGCTTAGGGGCTGTCGCCGCCGTAATCTCCCAGAGAGCCATCAATCGAGGTCTGGCGGCTCGTGAGGTGTGTTTACAGCCCTATCAGTTCTCTTGCTGGAATGGTAAGACTGAGCAAGACCTGCAGGACCTATACAGGTCTCCTATGGCGGCCTTCGCACTTTACCTTGAAGAAAACATTGACCGCATTGACAGGTCTAAGATTAACTACGCAGACCACTACTACGCAGACTACATCAAGGCCCCATACTGGGCTAAGGGTCGCAAGCCTGTGGCACGAATTGGGAAACACATTTTTTACTCGTTATGGAAAAAGAAACAATAATAACCGAGGACAACCCTCGAGGACACATGTGCGCCTCCAAGCACGAAGAATGGGGTAATGCCTTCGACGCCTTCTGGCGTAAGAGGGGAATGGAAACCAGCTACGATAGCCCTGCAGGGCTTAGAAAGATACAAGACGATGAATAAGACCGCGCAAGACATACTGAGAGTCGCAGAGGATCTGCTTAAGCTGCCTGAACAGGTAGCAGAACGAAACCGTGAGCACCACAAGCTCAAGGCTGACCTAGACAGCTTGAAAGTTGATGTGGCCACTGCGGCTATAGACAAGAGGCTAACTCTGCCTCGTTACCATTACGAGCTCAATCCTCTGGACCCAGACGCAAGCTGGGATCGCATCATTCAAGAGGGTCAAGCTATACAGCACTCATACTACACTCAGGGTGAGGAGAAGTGGCAGTCTGAGCTAGGAGACAGCCCCTCTGGCAGAGGCTGGTATGGCTCAGTGTCAATGCCTGTTATCACTATTGTTGCCACTGCTCCCGAGTATAATTTCAGGAGCACCAAAAGGCTACCGGGCAGGTTTCGGCTCTGGTCTCCTGCTCGATGGGGGAGCGCCCTGAGATTCCATTGCGACAACGGGCCTACCTTCCACGATAATTGG